AGAAGCTATGTTCGTGAATATGTTTGACTGGTTCATCTTCTACGCCTACTACCTCAGTACGGGCTAGTTTAGGTACATGGAACTCAGCTACCTGCATTAAGCAATCAAACGCTACTTTAGGGCCATGTTTATCATTAGTGGCAATAGCATCTAGCCACTCTTGTAGTTTGTCTGCATTGTTATCAACAAAAGCAGCAAAAGCTAGTCGGGCAGCCCCCGTAGCTTTGTTAGGTGTACCAGCTTGTCTGCCCCCAGTTTTGGGCGATCCTTTTGGCTTACCTTTTCTTTTTGTAGGATTTTCTACTTTAGAAATCATACCTTATCCAAGTGGTTGATTAAGATAAGTTAATTGTAGCTTTATTTTTGCTTTTTAGCTAATGCTTCCTTAATGACTTCTTTACGGTCTTTAGGCTTGTCTTTTTCTTTAAATCCAGCATTCACTTGGTCTACATATTGCTGCAACCATGAGTTGTCAGGTTTATTGGCTTCCTTCATATATGTCCTTATCTATTTTGTTTAGCTTGAACTGCTCATCTAATGCTTGCTTTAGTCTTTTCTGTAGTTCAGCAGGATCATTCTTGGGCAGATTTTCTAGCGAACTAATGCGCTGGTTTCCACGCCCAAAGGAGTTATCTACGATACCGATACGCACATTGGGGTTGTCAGCATACGCAGCTTGTAGCTGTTCCATCACATCACGGCTACCAGTATGGGTGCGTAAATGCTCTTTTAGCGGTACTGTGCGACCTGATCCGAACTCACCCTTCATACGCATGGCACGGGTAAGTGATCCTTCTACCAATGATTCTACAGGGTCACGGTAGGTATAAATTAAGTCTACTTTGCGCCCAGCTTTAAGGGCTTGGTCAATTTTTTGCTGTGCGGATTCCAATTTGTTCATATTGGTGTCGTATATCAGTTCAGCATTTTTAGCTATGTCAGGGTACATCTTTAAAGATGAAGTCTTACCTGCACCTGTACCACCACCAGTAAACATGATGCTAGAACCTTCGGGTGCTGGCTGGGCTAGTTTTTCAGCATAAAGTCTTTTGACAAACGCACTAGCAGGTTCATGCACATTTGCCGACAATGTACGGTTTTTTACATAATCAGGGCTAAGTTCACGGGCCACATCAGTATTTAGTACTTTGCCGCCTTCTGCGTCTTTTAGCTTGGAATAATCAGTAACCAGCGTTTGATAGTCTTTATCTAATCTGTTTTGGAAACGTTGACCAATGTCATCTAACTGAATTGCTGGCTGCGCTGCTTTAGCCGTTCTCAAGGTCTTAGCCGCCAATACTGCGGTTGGCAATGCCATAGCAGCTATACCTACGGGTTCGCCTTGACCGTAACCTTGCATATATGACATTTGGTTAGGATCAAGTACGCTGGTATCGGTAGGCGATAGTCCAGTAGCACCTGCGGCAAAGCCTGTTTCCCTCGGCATAGGGTTTCTACCAGTAATTAACTGAGTAAATGCTTGCGGATTGGTTACAAAACGCTGTGCTTCGGTTGGCAGGTTTACAAGCCTGTCAGCACCTTGGCGCAACATATCTGCCAGCGTAGCCATTACTTAACCTCTTTATCCAAGTCTTTAAGTTTATTGGAAATAGCGGCCCTGCGCTCTAAACGCAAACGCTGGTTCTTTTCAAGCGTAGATTCATGTTCAGGGCGCAGCATTGCATCTTCTTTTTTGTACTTACGGCTCATTGGGGTGGGTGGGATCATCTTAGCCATTACATATCCTTCATCTTAGAAGCGATCATTTCTCTGCGTGTAGGCTTGGCAGTCTTAGCAGCATCTTTAAAGTCTTGTGCGCTAGGTCTACCTTCTGCACCCTTTTTAGCCATCTTTTCGCCCGATCCAGCGGCTATCCTAGCCCTTTTTCGGTGAATATTTGCGTATAGTCCGTCACCCATATCAACAACTCCATCGTTTGCGGGCAGCTTTGCCCCTTTCGCCAGTCCAACCTGCTGACCTTGCACAGAAACTATCGTGCCTTGGGCCACTAGATTGGGGTGCTTGTAAATTACTGTTGTTTTTGGCGTTATAGGCTTTGCGCCCTGCTGCTGTCATACCTGCGCCTTCTTCTACTGATTGGTAATGACGCCCTTTGCCTTTAGTTGTCTTGGCAATAGGCTTATCGTGCTTTTCTACTGCGGCACGAATGTCATCCCTTCTACTCATGCTTTTTCTTCAATGTACTTAGCGTAGGCATCTTCCAGCTTGGCTTTGCGATCACCTTTGGCGTTCTCACGCTCAACGCTAAGTGCAATGGCTACGGCTTGTTTCTTAGGCTTGCCAGCCTTCATCTCGGCTTTAATGTTCTTGCCGACTGCTTTGGCTGATCCTGACTTATCTAACGGCATGATTATTCCTTAATCAAATGATTTTCTATATGTCAAACTTACACCGCCAGCACCCATTGGTTGTCCCATAAACTGAGTTTTATTAGGGTAATAGCCAGCAGAAATGCTTTGGTTTGGCGTTCCGTAGCTTAAATCTACGCCAGTAACCCTTGATGGTATGTTGTAACGATTGTCGGCAAAACCCATTCCTGATGCGCCAACGCCTAAATTTGCGTTCTCGCCAACTGGAAAGTTGTAGCCTAACCTGCCTTGGTACATTGTTCCAGCCTTGCCAATGTCCATAGCCTGACCGCCCACTTGTAAATTCCTTAGAATTTCAGCCAATTTATTGGCTTTTTGGTAATCAGATTTGTCCATTATTTCAAGAACTTGAGTTTATAAGTAGTAGAGTTGATAAGGTCTGAAATCTCATCAATAATGTTTTGTAGTTCGCTGTCTTGCGGCAGGTCTTGGCGGGCTTCTTTAACAAAACTCTGCAAGGATTCCATGTAGCGGATTGGGTCTTTAGGCTGGTGGTACACGCTTGGAAAGCTGTTGAACTTGCCATATTTGCCCATGTATGATTCGGCAAAAGCATCAGTCAAATCAATAATGCTGTCGTAATACTTTGCAAGTGCCTTGTGTTTGGCATAAGAATCCGTTGACCAATGAAAAAAATGGGTATTGGTAGCAGAATGAAGCAATGTGGCTAGGAATAAGGCGCAATTTTCCATTGAAAACTCCTGTAGTTAGCCAATTATATTAGGTTTTTTGCAAAATCCATACACTCCAATACGGATATTCATAAAAAAAGTTGTTTTCTATATCTTTTGTTGGTTTGTATTCTGATTGTACAAATCGATTGTAGGCTTCCACATCAAATACAAAACCATGCTTGGCAAACAGTTTGTACCAATATTGGATTGGTTGAATATTGACATGGGTAGGATCGCCCATATACATTTCTTTGGTTTCACCTGTTTTTATTGCATCTAAACAAATAAATACCCTGCCTGACGGCTTTAATACACGGGCAAATTCAGTCAGTATGCTATCCATCATTTCATGCGGGATGTGTTCCAACACCTGCGCTGTGTGGACTAAATCAACGCTTTCGGTATATACGCTCATATCAGCTATGGATTCTGCGTTTAGTTCATCGGCAGTAAAGCCAAACTGTTGGCGGCCTAGCGTAATCATGTGTTCGTTTAAGTCTGCGCCTTTTACCCTGTAATCCAGCTTTTGAAAGCCTTTAAGGATTGATCCACAAGCACATCCAGCATCTACTACTAAACCTTCTGCGGGGGTCATACAGGCTTGTGTAACCATCTTAGCGTATTCTTCCTGCCAGTAGCCATGCCCAAGATAATCAAGGCCCTGCTGAGCGTGTTCATCGTAATACGCTTGGTTGTATTCGGTAATGGTTAGGTTTTGTATCAGCATTTTGGTTCGATCTCTTGAATAATGACTAAGCAGCCACCGCCTTTTTTAATTTCACCCCGACTTACCATCAAAATGTCAATTTGTTCATCATCGTCAAATACGCCAGCATCGCCTAACGCATCCCATAAAGCCTTGATTCTATTATCAATATCTTGTTTTCTGCGGTCACGGGGGTACAAAATTACTTGCATTTCTAATCGTGCTTTACCTAATTTGGGTACACGGTACTCCATTACATAGTCGCTGACTTGGGCCTTAAATTCTTTACCAGCCTTGCTTATGTTCATCCTGTTACGGAATATGGTGCGGTAGCTGTTAACGCTGGGCGGCAAGGGCAGATTTAAAACTATCATCCTATCAATTCAAGTGTCTGAGCGAGTAGCGATTCTTCAGTAACATCATATTCTGCTTCAAATCTTCTACGCCCCATTCCGTGAATACTGGTATTTGACCCCCGATGATGGTATGGGCAGAGCGGTATAACAGGGGCATCACTTCGTCTACCAGTTCTTCTAATGTGATGCAGTTCTGCTGGCGTTCCCTCAAAACCTTGATGCCGACATAGTGAACATCCCAGTTCAGCAATTTTTCGGTAGGTTTCTTTTTCACTTTTAGTTGCCATTCATAACCTCAAAAGCACCTTGCCACACATCCCAAGCATCTTGCATTGGATAGTACCAGTAGTCACCGTTGGGTCGTTTAGAAAAATTATGAAAATCTTCTTTCCAATTTTCAGTAATCCATTGCTGGAATAGTTTTTCATCAACTTGCATTGGCATTGTCCACGCTGCATTGCTCTAATTTTTCAGCAGATTCAGCAATATCTACTGCAATCTCCATCATTAGTATTGCACTATTGTTTTTTAGTGCTTCATCGTACATACGAATTAATGTTTTTAGGATAAGGAATTCTTCGGTTAATTGAATCATCGTGTCATCTTTTCAAGGTTTCGGTTACTAGCTTGTTCAGTGCGCCATGCGTCAAATCGCATTGTAGCGGCTGTGATTTGCCATTTTAGGGTTTCTGCATCTTCTGTGGCCTTACCTATTGCTTTGCACAAGTCTTGGTACTCTTGGCTTGAATAGGCTTCACGCTCCTGACCGCCAAGGCTTTGCTCACTAGACTTCTTCATCATAATCGCTTTCAGGCTGGATTTGTAGGCTTCTAGCTGGGCCAGTTGCCCTTTAGCTTCTGCGTATTTGGGTGCGTGTGTGTATATGTAATTGATTGCTTCGTGTGGATCGTATTCCATTTATGCTCCAAAAAGTAATGTTTGTGTTTGTACTGTACCGCCAGCATCATATTGTTTAGTTTTACCTTTTGGATATGGCAAAACACCGTAATTAAGTTTGCGTTGCAACAATTTTTTGTCTGTTTTTGTGCCGTGAAAGTATATGTAACGATGTTTAGCACTTCTGTTTTGTCTAATTGTAGGATCGGTAGCATGACGGCTGTGCTTACCTTCTCCAGCACTCATGTCAGTACGCTCTTTAGTTGTACCAGTAAATAAAAAGTTTGTAGCTTGATAAACATACCCTATATGGCCTTGTGCCGTGTCAGCATAAGAAACAATAATTTTAGGTTTAGGTAACATTTTTATAGAATTTCCAACCAAAAAACTAGATTGATTTTTATCGTTGTTAAGCAAGCAAAGCCTGTTTAATTCAATAACAAATTCTTTGTAATCTTTTCCACAAACACCTTCACAAAGACTATTAGATGCTGGTATGCCGTAAGTTACTACTCCAATTAACTGATTTTCTTCATACAAACCAAATGCGTAGCTAATGCTAGGAAGCCTTTTTGCATAATGTTTTTGCATTATCCAAGGCACGGCTTCTTCGCTTTTGATTGGTAAAACTATCATTTTCCTAATAATTCCTTTATGCGTTTTTTAACATCGGTTTCTGTATCTTTATTGCGCTCAATCAGTTCTTTAACCAAATCCCAGTTACGGTAACGCTGGGCTATGGCTATGTAAGACTGGGCTAAGTATTCAATTCTGCTTTTATAGTTGTTCATACCGCTATCGTTACATTTTCTTTTGGCAAAATCATGCCAAATTCGTTTGTAAATAGGCTGTTTGTTTGATACCTGTATATGTTTACAACTCTTTTACTTGTTTCTTTCCAAGTGTTTTTGTGGCTAATTCCTTTGCGTTCACCTACCTTTACCCATCCCATTCTTCCCCAAAAAAAATTACTCGGTAGGTCATCAGCGCAACCACAAGCAAAATCTTCAATACCACGCAAATTACCGTGTGCTATTGCAGCAGACAATAAGGCCTGTCCACGCTCAATAAGCCTTGCATCTTCTTGTATGCAAATTTGATTGCACTTAGATGGATTGCCATAAGAAAACATTACAAACCCAACTAAATCGCCATTTTCTTCACATACAAACAGCTTATCGTTACAAGTATTTGACCAACGCTTACCACCTTTAAAACTTGTAATTGCAGCTTCATAAGCAGTTTTCGGGATAAAACCTAAACAAAAAGATTCTTTTTTAGATAAAGAAACAATGTAAGGTACATCCAAAAGTGTAGCCAATCTAATCAAGTTTGTTCCTCAATTTGCTTAATTTTTTGGCTTATCCTTGCCCGTAACTGTTGCCAGCCCTCACCTGCATATGGCGTAATGCCTACTTCTTGGGCTTTTTTAAGGGTAAGTTCTTCAGTAGCGTAAAACGGAAGTTCAGGCTTTTTGCTGACAATTGGTTCAATGTCGATCTCGTCTGTCCAGCGTTCTTGGTTTAAAAAGGTGGCTGGGTACGGAATAAAATCTTTAGCCGTTTCCTTTACTTTCCAATATTTAAGGTAATTAGGCATAGCTTCTAGGCACTCTGCTTGCTGGATAGGGGTTAGCCTGTTCCAAGCCCGTTCAGCGTCTTTACGGCCCATTTTGCGGGGATAAATGGCATAAAAGTCAGCAAAGTTCATTCTCTAGCCTTTTTTAGTATTGCTCTAGCGAATTCTAATTCTGCTTTTGTCATATGAACCGAACACACAATTTTTGACCAAATATTTCTAATTTCATCGTCTGTTATGTCTTTAAGCGTAACTGCAACTTCGCCAGCATTTACATTAACGGTCAATGAACCATCTTTTTCGGCAATGATTTGGTTTTTAGTCATGATTTACCCAAAAATAAAGTATGGCTGCAAATACCATCAGGGTGGCAAATATAGCAAATACCCCAATGGCAAAGACGATCATTATGGTTTCAATCATATTGAGAAGGCGATCATTGCGCCAAGAATTGCACCAAGTATGCAAGCACCTAATAAATCTTTCATGTCTATCTCACCTTTAAAGGTAGCCCCCGTAGGGGCTGGTTAGTTATTTGGTAATTTTAAAGTTGGGGTGCTTGAACAAATCAACTAAGCGCAAGATTTCTTCAAACGATAAATCAGGGCAAATTTCTTTGATTTCGTTGTACATGGCTTGTGTAATTGTCCAACCGTCTTTTGTGATGTATTCCATTTTGCTTCTCCTTTTCTTTCTCACTCGTTATTGAGTACCTCTACTTTATTAAGTTATCTTAACTAATGCAACCTTTATTTATTTAGGACTAACCCTAGTGTCTCTTAATTCCAACATCTCAGTGCGCCACCAAAATTCACTTGCAATAAAAGCCTTTAAATCGTGGCGTGTTGTGTAGTTGTAGGTTTCAAGCAGATTGTGGTTATTCCACCGATCTAGGCTTGTAGGTAATGGGGTTTCTTGCAAATCTAGGTTTTCAAGCATTTCATTTCTCCATAGAACGACCAACCACCGATGTGGTATTTATACAAGTGATGTATGCCGTTGCAAGGCTGTCCAAGTCGGCTTGTACCGATTACTTGGGGGTATCGCAGGTGTCGACCCTCGCTTCTGTTCATTCTCCAACAGACCTCTACCCCATCTAGCCCATTTCGCTGGCATTTTGCGACACTCGGTATCCCGTTCGTTTCGCCAGCACAAATGAAAAAAGCTCTATTCAACTGGGCTGGGGTCTGGAAAGATGACAAAGTAGTAAAACTAGGTAGTCAATCCAGCCCATGTGAATAGAGCCTTGTACGCTACATTGTCGAGTTTTCCAGACCTGACAATGTAATTATATAACAAATTATTCCAACTCAGGCCAAATCTTTTGCCAATCTTGAGGAAATAGTGTTTTACGGGTAAATAAGCCGTGACTTTCTTTTTCTAGCGTAGCAGCCAAAAGCATCAATTTATCCTGTGGAATGTTGCTGTTTTGCCACATAGATACAGCGGCAACAGATACCCCGACCATCTTGGACACACGGGTACATCCACCCAATAATTTGATAATTGCTGTTGCGTTCATGTAAGGTATCTTAACTTATTTACAACACTTTTGCAAATAAACGCTTGACTATGTGTTTAAGGTATCTTAATATTGATGTACGGTATGTGCCGTGATAACTACCCAAGCGGGTGAGAAAGATTAAAAATGAGTGATTACGACCAGCAGTTAGCAGATCAAGTTCAGATGCAGTTTGAACTGGATGAAGTATTCAAAGACTTGGAAGAAGGTGTATTTCTTACCGAGCGTCAAATCGACCTATTACGCCATTGCTGCGGATATGTCGCACCTAAACGCAACAACCATGTAAACCCCGTCATTCGTGATGTTGTCAACGACTTTGGCAACTGCTTTGGCAACCCTTTAAATACATTCCCAACAATTTGGAGCAAAAAATGATTATTACTGATACGCAAAAAGATTTTAAGATTGCGCCTGCTGGCTTACATATGGCACGACTTTACTCCATTATTGATCTAGGTCATCAAGCTACCGAATGGGCTGGCGAAACGAAAATAATGCACAAGGTCGTATTTACTTGGGAGTTGCACGGTGACGATGATGCAGGGCTGCCACTAAAGACCGATGATGGCAAGCCATTGATCGTATCTAAACGCTATACGGTTAGCCTTGGCGATCAGGCACGGTTGCGTCAAGACCTTGAAAGCTGGTCAAACAAAAAGATGACTGCGGAAGATCGCAAGAACTTTGACCTAAAAAACCTGTTAGGTAAGTTTTGCATGGTCAACATTACGCATAGTGAAGATGGCAAATACGCCAACATTAGCGGTATTAGCCCTGTACCTAGCGCATTGCGTAACGCCCAGCCTGAGGGAATTAACCCTACAAACCATTTTTGGCTGGCTGAGTTTGACCAGTCTAAATACGATGCGCTGCCTAAGTATTACAAGGAAAAGATTGCAGAAAGTAGTGAATGGCGGGGTCAGAAACAGCGTGAAGCTGCTGCACCTAAGATTGAAGATGACAACTTGAACGATATTCCGTTCTGAGGACAATATGTTAATTAAAGAAAAGGTAACGGAAAATGGTCATTGGTACACCAAAGACGGCACTCCAGCCTATACAACCGTTGGCAAGACTGGGGAAAGAGCGACCACGCTTCGTGACGCACGGAAACTCGGACTTTTGCCAAGTGTTACAACAATTAACGGAATGTTATCGAAAGCAGGGCTTGATACATGGAAACAGCAACAAGTCTTATTAGCCGCTTTAACCCTGCCTAGGCAGCCTGACGAACCTGAAGCTGACTGGTTGGCTAGGGTAATGCAGGATAGTAAGGCTACAGGCCGTGAAGCTGCGGAACGGGGTACGGCTATCCATGCGGTTATTGAAGCCTATTTCGATCAGGTTTATATGCCTGAAAAGCCAGCGTACTTGCCTATCATTGATGTAGCCCTAAAAGATGCGTTTGGAAACCAGCTATGGCTGCCTGAAAAGTCGTTTGGGCATCCATTAGGGTTTGGTGGCAAATGCGATCTAATGGCTAAACCAGTCAACGGTGAGGGTAGCGGCTTTATTGTCGACTTTAAAACTAAAGAAACCGACCTTACTAAAGTTGATGTTTACTTTGAACATGAGATGCAACTGGCGGCTTACCGTGAGGGCCTTGGCGTTCCAACTGCTAGATGCGCTATTGTGTTTGTTAACGGCACGACCAATCAGGTAAAGCTAATAGAAATTGAGCAGGATCGGCTACAAAAGGGCTGGGAGTGCTTTGAGCATTTACTACGGGTTTATCAGATCAAGAACGGAATATAATGGGGTATGGGCGGTGGGGTAGACAAAATCTATGCTCCTTCACGGGACTACCGCCCACCTCATTAGGGCGTTAAGCCGCCATAGTAGGATGCAGTAAGTATGGAATTTTGCGGCTTTCTGCCATACGGGTAGCAACTGCTAAATACTGCCCAAATATTTTTTTACTTTTTGTTGTTTTTTTGTAAAAAAGTGCTTGCAATGTTAAGGCAACTTAATTAAACTGGAGTTACTCCATTGGGGAGTGAGATAGAAAAGGAGATTTAAATGAAATATATCAGCGTAGTTGACACAGCAAAATTGGTTAGAGCAGCACTCAAAGAATCATTTGCTGGCGTAAAGTTCAGCGTCATAAGCGATAGTTATGCTGGCGGTGCAAGCATCAACATCAAATACAAAGACGGCCCTACTGAAGCACAAGTAGAGAGCGTTATCTCTAACTTCAAAGGTGCTTATTTTGACGGCATGATTGACTATAAGGGTTCTTGCTATGCAAACCTAAATGGTGAAGAAGTTAGATTTGGTGCTGATTTTATCTTTGTTAGAAGAAATTACAGCGTTGACTTTTTAACTACCGTTGCAAACGATGTAGCCTTTAAATATGCCGTAGAGGGTGACTTTCAGGTAGTTGATACCGTGTATAGCGGTGCTATCGTAAAAGGCTGCGAACAGGTTTATTTGCAAAGCAACAGGTATTTTGCATCACAAGTAGCTGTAGAAGCGTCAGAAGTTAGCTTCTGTGAAACAAAGTCTAGCAAAACCGCTTCTACCGTTTACAGCATGGGCGATGACGGGTACGGTCAAGGCTGTGTTGGCAAATTAACGGCATAAGGGGGTTATATGGACATCAAAATATTAGAAAAAAGTTTAGCTGGTCAGCAGTTTGTTTTGAAATTCAGCAAAAACCCTGTGCAGATTGAAAGAGTTAAAAAAGCAATCTACAAACTAGAAAATCAGATTTTAGCCATTAAGAAAGGTATGAAATGAACTTGCAAAAATTACAAGAAAAACTACCTGTTTTGCCAAACTTTAGGTTTATCGGGTCGGATTTCGTAGAAGTACTGGAAAAGCCATATAGCTTTATTAGGGATGACAAGTTGTTTATTAGCGGTGAAAACGGTGATAACGCCTGTGATTACTACGGTGAATTTAGGGGTGGGTATGCTTACATCAACCCAATCTTGGAAGAATTTGCCAAAAAGAATGGTGGCTTTTTTGAATGGGAAAATCCAGCCTGTATCGTCTTTTGTAAAAATTAAGGGGGTAGATATGAAAAACAAAAACTATGTAATGTCTTTGTACTGCGGTGATACCTACCTTGATGTGTACGGCAGCATTGATAAAGACGAACCCGATGTAGGCCATATTGGCGGTGTCGATATTGAGGATGTTTGCATAGCCGATACCGAAACCAGCGTACTTGAAATGATCCATAGCCTAGGCTGGGCTAAGTTCAACGACCAAGTTCAATCCGAATACACACCTGAAAGTTAAAAATGAAAAAATTACTGTTATTAACCCCATTGTTTTTTGCCGCCTGTACTTCGTTTACACCGCCTAATGTGGGCCTAGAAACCGATAAACAGGCTTACCATATGACCCGTCAGCAAGTTATTCTAGGCATTAATGAATGTGAATCTGCTGGTACACGCCCAGTTGTGATCTCAGCCAAACGCAAGATTAATGGTGTTACTTCTGATGTACCTGTAGAAATAACTTGTCATCCACGCTTTAAGATTTACAGTTACTAATGAATACACCATACAACACAGGCAAAGTAGAAATTGGCAAGTATTACCAAAAGCCATACTATGTTGAGCAAGATGACGATATGCTTGCTATTCAGGGTTGGCTTATTGGTGACAATAAACAGGCTAAACGACAGCGCATTGCCGACCTAATTTATTGTTGTACGCTGGTCGCAACGGTTTTTGTATCTATCATCTGCACATTGGATTGATATGCTTGCAGAAGATAAAAAACAACGCCTGATTGATATAGTCAATAGCC